TAATCACGTTTCCAGTTAGCATTAAGAAGGGCTTTTGAAGTAACGGTATCTTCGCCATTGCCATACGAAATAGGGACTTCCGCTTGTAATTGAGAATCACGATACCAACCGTTCCAAATATTAGCATAATGACGGAAAGGAAGAGCTGAGTGTTTTTTTCCAGCAACACCGGGAGTAATACCAAGCTGATCAGCAAGAGAGCCAACAGCATAACCACCTTCAGGAGAAATCATATAAGGAGCAACAGTGGTATCCATACCATCATCACCACCAGAATGGAAAGCATCGCAATCATCCCATACAATACGATCTGGAGAATAGAAGACGTTAATATCAACATCAACCATATGCATAAGAGGTGCAAGAAGAGGTTGAGTACGAATCATAGCAGAAATTTTATGATCAATTTTATCACCGGGAATAACGTCAAAGAAACCAATAGGCAAAAGCTGACCCATATCACCAGTAGTTTTAAAAGAGTGTCCCAAAGGGAACCAAGAGGAACGAGGCATTAGATTTTATCCTTAGAGTTAGAGTAAATATCCGCACGAGCTTCAATATTTTTCACAGCCTGTGCGTTTTCAGCTGTGTATTGTTTTTCAAGAATATAATTAGTTACTTGCGACGGATCAATTTTCTGATCGCGGACTGCACGCGCTGACATGTCAGACATTTCTTTTTTGAAGCGTAAGTGCCCCAACGTTTTGTATTCTTCATAAAGACCCATCCTTTGTAAGATTTTATCGCGCATATAACGATCTAGCATTAAAGATTTTCCGTTGACAACGAGTTTGCGCGGGATATCACCAGTAGCAAGCATGTGAGAGCGAACACTGACAGAATCGAAACAATCAACAAGCTGGTCGACATAATTAAGACCAATACCTTTGGACGATCTGAAGAATTCGGGGGTACGGCCTTCGAGACGGGGATCATCAGATTGAACCATCCTTTTCATGATGTAAGAGGAAATATACTGTCCAGTGTCCCACTCTGATCGAGGAATTTGGATATCGATATACTTAGGGTCCGCCATAAGCTCTTTGGTATCAGGGTCTGTCCAACAATCATATATATAGTGCCGTTGCTCGTAAGATAAACCGAAGATGAGAATGTGGTAATGAGGGCGGGCTGTCCTATCTCCATATTCTCCACAAAGAAAATAGCGGAGGGACCGAGGGGGCATGCGCTTACGAAGTCGTTTGATAAATAACTGCATGGCTCGGGGGTCAAGCACACCGCCTTCAGAGGAGAAATATTCCCCTGTATCAGGGTTTGTATACTGTTTTGGGAGATATTTATCGTCATAGGTAAGAGTAACAAATAAGATATGTTCATGATCTTTAGCCTCAAGAATAATACGAGTAGTTTTAGCTTTACGACGATTCATACGGCAGGGCATGCACCGACCACACGGTGTAACGCCCTGCACATTTTTGACATAGATAGGTGACTTGCAAAGAGCCATATTACATGCGCCTGCCGACACGTTGCCGCATCGGCAGCGCAGTTGAAAAGCGTCGAGAAGAACCGCGACGAGAACGGGACCGCTTGCGAGAATAGTTGCGTCTTGCCATATTTAACCTCCTTTCTAACCACGAATTGAACGAGCACCTTTACCAGCACCTTTAAAAAGGTTGCCGAAGGATTTTTTGACCTTAGCAAGAGACCGTTTAAAAGCAGGACCGCCTTCAGCTTTAAGCCACCATTCGAAATCCTTAAGGAAAACGTCATCTATGCGGTCTTTAGCATCTTTGGAAGGTACAGCCATTGTACGGCCATCAGGTAATTTAACAACATTATAGCCAGATAAAGGACCGGCCTCACGAGCTGAACCATCATAGCCCATACGCTCAGTAGGAACGTCTTCAATCTGACCAATATCACCAGCATGGGGAAAAGCGGAATCAGCAGAACGAACAGCAGGGAGGCCGGGCTGTGAACCCTGTTGAGTAAGAAGAGCAAGCTGGGCGCGTTTATAGGCATTATCTAATTCAGCGCCTTCAAGCTGAATATCAGTAAGACGTTTAGCTTGCATACGTTCATCTTTGTTAAACAAAGATGAAACCGCGCGACCGAGAGAAGAACCAACTTCACCAGAAAGACCGGAACCACCGGAATCGGATGAAGCGGAAATATTAGGACCAGCAGTATTAGCAGGATTAAAGCCAAGAGCAGCGAGAGCATGAACACCAGCTTTTTTAGCATCAGCAAGACGAACCTGTATACCAGAATAGAAATTCTCTTTCGCCATTTGTTGCTGTTCCCAAGCATAATGGCGAGCTTCTTTAGCGGCACCAGAGGAACCACCGCCAAATATTTTATTGACAGCCATCTGACCTAAAGCGGCACCAGCCGCGGGAAGAAAACCAACCATGATTATTTTGACCTTTCAGCAGGAAATGGAAGAGGTAGAGTTTCGACGATAACGTCTTCCGCCATTACGGCCGGAACGTTGTGTAGCAAAGAGGACTTCACGGCGTTGCTTGCGTCTGACGCAAGGGACAACCTTAGTGGGAATAGCGAAGGAGTCGAGGTATCGAGCATTAGGATTCCTACGGGATGTAGAGGGTTGGATTCGGGCAGTATCGCCCGATGTAGTAAAGACAGGACGGCTTGAAGCCGGAATTATGGGATGGAAGTAGCGAGCATCAAGGATGTTCGCATTTATTTTATGGACTAAACGGGGAGTGTATCCGTGGGCGAGGGGCAACCGATGGTTAGCAATGGTGGAGACATTGCGCCCTCTACGGGATTTATTAGGAGAAGAGTTTTTTGTTTTAGAACGTTTAGCCATGTAGTGACGATAACACGGGGTGTCATCTAGCACAATACACGACGAGGGGGTATTGTGAATAAGTTTCGGCCCCCTAAGTAGGGGGCCGAGCCAGACTACGCTTCGCCAGCGTTGGGGGCGCGCTCCGCTGCGTCTGGCGGGTTAGCACGTAGGGGGATAGAGCCTTCCTCTTGAAGCTCTCTAAGGCGCTGACGGAAGGCTTCTTTTGCGGCCTTCTCGGCCTCAATCTCTTTAGCCTTTTTGTCGGCGGCTTCTTTAGATTTGCGTTCAGAAACGCGTTTAAGTAGATCTGAATAACGATCTTCATGGGGACTCATAGGATTTGCATGAGCATCAGCTAATACATCAGGATCATGGTCATCAGCATCATAAGCAGCATCTTTAAGCAGATCATGTTGGAACTGGGGAGAACGTTGATATTTACGAACGCGATCGCCCATAGAGACAGGCTTGCGATCGGCAGTAGCAACGAGGGAAACGGGCGAGACAATAACGCGACCGAATTTATCCAGGGCAGGGGGATTATAGCCATAGCCTGGGGAATTATTATTAATAACTTCTTTAGACATTAGATATTCCTTTTTTAACTAGATGGTTGAAGTAGGGCTTAATGGAAAACATAGCATCAGGAACAAACATTTTCCAGAGATACGGGGTCATTTTCATGCCCCGTAATGTCTGTTTATCCCACATTAAAGAAGTTTAGGATTGACAACTTTAGGAAGTGGGCGGCGGATTTTTCCAGCATGAGCAACTTCGATTAGAAGCTGATCGGCGCCAGAAAGAGCACCCGCGGGATAAATACGATCAGTCGGAGTACATGTGACGAAAGTAGAATTAAGAGCAGGTTTGCTTTCGTATTCAGTTGCCATATGCCAATAGTTTAAGACATCACGGAATTCACCAGCAACACGTGAAGGTATAGAACGGTATTCATCATAAATAGGGGTGTATCCAAAGACTTCATCATCAGGAGCATCCATATACAGCTCTTTAGTAAGAACAGCCTGATCACCAATATGAACGAATTCAGGAAGTAGATAATCATACTTAGTTTCGCGAGACCAAGAACGGTGTAGGCCCTGCATATATTGGGTTTTTGGGCGAACGGTCAACATAACGAAAACGTATCCATGTTCAGGAACACGACGACGATAACGGTGAGAATGAACAATAGAAATACCATGACCATTCATAGTACCAACAGGAGTGTCACCGGGCGCGGTCTGAAGAACTTCGGAAAACTGAATTTTAGTTTCACCAGAACCAAGGAACTCAGGACGGTCAAGACGATAATCGGGAATACGGACGCCAAAACGGGACATGATCTGCTCGATCATACGACCGCCCCACATATTATTAAATTCTAAATGTCGTTGTACAGCGTTTGATTCACGAAGATCAATAACATCGATGCCAGCAACTTCATCAAGGTTGACACGAACATTAGGGTAACCGGGATTATTGGGGTCCTGCTCGACAGTAAGCATATTGTTATTGGCAGCACCTAAGGTAGAGACTTTAGCATTATCATAAGAAATAGGCGCATCCGCACCAGTCTCGTAAGAAGTAGCACCCGGATTAGCATAGGTATTATTATAACCACCAATACCTTTAACAGGAACATCACCGCCAAGAAGAGGGATGACAACTTCAGGACCAAGCTGGGGTTGAGGACGACAAACAGTGAAATAATCACGTTTCCAGTTAGCATTAAGAAGGGCTTTTGAAGTAACGGTATCTTCGCCATTGCCATACGAAATAGGGACTTCCGCTTGTAATTGAGAATCACGATACCAACCGTTCCAAATATTAGCATAATGACGGAAAGGAAGAGCTGAGTGTTTTTTTCCAGCAACACCGGGAGTAATACCAAGCTGATCAGCAAGAGAGCCAACAGCATAACCACCTTCAGGAGAAATCATATAAGGAGCAACAGTGGTATCCATACCATCATCACCACCAGAATGGAAAGCATCGCAATCATCCCATACAATACGATCTGGAGAATAGAAGACGTTAATATCAACATCAACCATATGCATAAGAGGTGCAAGAAGAGGTTGAGTACGAATCATAGCAGAAATTTTATGATCAATTTTATCACCGGGAATAACGTCAAAGAAACCAATAGGCAAAAGCTGACCCATATCACCAGTAGTTTTAAAAGAGTGTCCCAAAGGGAACCAAGAGGAACGAGGCATTAGATTTTATCCTTAGAGTTAGAGTAAATATCCGCACGAGCTTCAATATTTTTCACAGCCTGTGCGTTTTCAGCTGTGTATTGTTTTTCAAGAATATAATTAGTTACTTGCGACGGATCAATTTTCTGATCGCGGACTGCACGCGCTGACATGTCAGACATTTCTTTTTTGAAGCGTAAGTGCCCCAACGTTTTGTATTCTTCATAAAGACCCATCCTTTGTAAGATTTTATCGCGCATATAACGATCTAGCATTAAAGATTTTCCGTTGACAACGAGTTTGCGCGGGATATCACCAGTAGCAAGCATGTGAGAGCGAACACTGACAGAATCGAAACAATCAACAAGCTGGTCGACATAATTAA